CTGATAGAGTGTTTTTAATAGCAACGTTGGTTGTTATGGTAGCTGAATTAGAAAACTCTCTCGTATTAGCTTTTAACAACTTTTGCACTTCTGCTGAACTTGTATCCATAGTCATATCAACGCCCAAGAAAAGGAATGTTGCATCTCCCGACTCTTTAAACAATTCTTCAAGAGCTGGCATGACTATCTCTATTGTTTTTTCTGCTTCCTTTTTCTTATTAAGTTGAAATTTTGAAATATCAGCACTTACTTTTATAGTCTTATTTTTATTAAGCTCTGCAAGAACTTCTTTTCTTTGACTTTCAAAAACCTTTCTTTGTTTATCACGAACCGAATTTATAAATCGTCTTGACAATGCATCTTTTAATTTCCAAAAACGAACCTTCTTATCGTCTGACCACTTAACAATTTTAGCTTTAGTATTATAAAATTCTTCTCTTAGTTGTTCCTTAACTTTAGCTTTTATCTCTGCCTTAGTCTTTACCATTTTTTGTTCACGTTTACGTTTCCCTGGATTTCTAGCCATCAATTGATTTAGCCTTTCACCTGATAGTTTCTTTTCTTTTTTATTTATAACTTTTAACACCTTGACACTTTTGACTGGTTCACTTGAAATTCCATCACTACTTATTGGTATAAGATTTATTGGTTTGTAAATCTCATCTCCACCCTCAACTTCTGGTAAACCTTCTGCTTCACGAATCTCATTTGTTGTAAGCCATTTATCAATACCCTGCGAATAATTTTTAAGCTTAACTTCCTCATCTTCTGGTATTGGATTAACGAAGTCTAAAAACATATTCTCAGAACCTTCAAACATTGGAATATAAAATTCATTCAACTGTTGTACTATTCTTTCCATCTTTGGCTGAATTGTCCAACGTGCAAAAGTATAACTGGCAGCTTTTGCTGATGCAAAATTAACACCTTCTGTTTGTGCAACCACAGCTTTAGGTACACGAAATATTCCTAATATCTTATCTCTTGTAAACTTCTGTTGTTCTAAGAAGTCCATATCTTTCTGACTAACAGCAAACTTATCAAGCTTCATGTCTCCGAATAGAACCATAAGCTGTTGTGACTTATCCACTCCTTTATATTGACTGTTAATGCTATTTTTTAGAACTTCTTTCTGTTCTTCATCCATATTCTCCATATCAACACTCAATATGGCATCTGGTCTAGCAGAGTTTTGGAAAAACTTTTTATTCCATTCTTCAGCATAATTATCCACATCAACTACCCTAGACGCTGCTTCAAGCGTTCCAAGACCTCTAAATGGTTTTGCTGGGTCTGCAAATTTTAAAAATATAATATTTTCCTTTGGTATATCTATTTTCTTACCCAATCCAACATCGTATCTATATCCTGATATAAGTTTTTCTTTATCAGCTATTGGTGTCAACTTACTTGGATTTAAGAAAAAAATACCAGTAACTCCACCCATATCTTTCTCAAGATACCAAGGGGATTCACCAGTAAGTTCTAAATATGAAGAAGTCAACCAAAAAAGGTCAAATTTTGTCGTAAATTCGTTAACTTTATATAAAGTATCTAAAATTGGACTATCTTTTACCTCTTCAACACTATCATCGCTCTTTCTTTCGTATAATTTTATATCTATTTGTGCTATCTCATCTGCAATTGCTGTTGTACAGGCATATACCCAACCTCTCATTTCAGTCAATAATTCTCTACTTTTAGCATATCCCATATGGTACTGACCAGAACTATATAGCTCAACACCTGCTGGATTTCTTTTGCTTACTTCCTTTTTCCCACTAAATGCACCGTAAAGATTTTTGAAATATCCCATATCTTAATAAATAAGTAATAAAAAAACGCCTAAATTTACAATAATTCGATTCGTAAATCTAAGACGTTATTCTAATCACAGCTTCGTAAAGCCGAGAACATTACATTTCGTAAAATGCAATTGTTCGCCTATCTATATTTAATCCCCTATATTATACACCATCTAATTTTTTTTGTCAACTACTTTATGTCTTATTTATAGTATTCTTAATATTATCCTTATTCATTAACATTAAAACATCACCCCTAAACGGAACGTTGCAAACTTTACATTTATAAGTTTTTGTACTATCCAAATATGGTTTCTTTGTTTTTGTAATTATATTATTACAACTTGTTCTCGGACAATACCAGATGAAATCTAATCTAGACATCCTTTGTCTCCCTTTTTTGGTCACTAATTTTGGCAATAAGTGCCTTAAAATCATTAACCGATAATTTAGAGTCATATTTTTCTTTTAATTCCTTAGTTCTAATAGCAACTTCCTCATTTCTATTCTTAGCATCAATAAACCTATCTATATCTTCTGATTTATAAGCTACTGGATAACCCATAGCCCAACTGATATAACTTTTGTTGTCACTCTTATATTTCCACTTACCAGTCTCACCCTTTGGATTTAATATCATGTCAACGTCAAAACCCTTCAAATCATCCTCAAGTGTGTCCCAAGTAAAACCAATTGAGTTACATTCTAGCTTTGAACATCCTGCGGGTGGCATATAATTCTTATCAGACACCACAACTAACTTTAATCCTTTCTTAATTAAAGAACTTATTGCTGGGTCTAATACGCAGTAGTTATTACTATATCCTATCCACGCAACAGTCTTTGCTTCACCCTTATGTTCTTCTCTTCCTTTAAATAATTTCAAATCAACTCTATCTGGAATAAATATTACTGGTTTTTTTGTAAACTTCTTGACACTATCAGTTAATGCTTGACTTGAACAAGTAATCGCATCAACTTCTTCAATCATTGCTCTTATTTGATATCCCCAATGCATCCAATCTGGGTCACACAAATCTAATATCTTAACACCCTTAAACATTTTAGCATGTTTAGGATAGTAAACCTTCTGATAAATAATAGCATCATATTGTTTACCATATTTAAACTCCTCAGCTTCTTTCCAGTAATCTAAAAGCCATTTACAACGAATAGTAGAACTACCAGCTCCAGTCATTCCGTGATATTTTCTAAATGTAAAAATTCCTGTTTTCATACTTTAGTTTTTGTTATTTTATTAACATCAGCATCAATCATTATTTTAACTAACTCTTTAAACTTAGTTTTAGGTATCCAACCTAATTCCTCTTTAGCTTTACTAGCATCGCCACAAAGTAGGTCGACTTCATTGGGTCTAATCTGTCTTTCGTCATATTTAACATAGTCTTCCCAATTTAATCCAACTAATTTAAATGCTTCTTCACAAAATTCTTTTATAGTATGAGTTTCACCAGTTGCTAACACATAATCGTTTGGTTTGTTTTGTTGCAACATCGTCCACATACCTTCAACATATTCAGGTGCATATCCCCAATCTCGTTTAGCCTCTAAATTGCCCAAATAGAGATACTTTTGCTTATTCCTGGGTATATTGTTAACTGCGACTGTAATCTTCCGTGTGACGAAGTTTTTGCCCCTACGAGGGCTTTCATGGTTGAATAGTATACCGCAACTAATAAACATTCCATAAGCCTCTCTATATACCTTACATAATTGGTGCGCATATAACTTTGCTACTCCATAAGGACTGACTGGGTCAAATATCGTATCTTCATTCTGTGGCGAAGTATCTGGACTTCCTCTAAACAATTCAGACGTTGACGCTTGATATATTCTAGAGTCTAATCCTAATATTCTTACTGCTTCTAAAACATTCAATACTCCTATACCACTTGTCTGTGCTGTGTAGTTTGGTATTTCATAAGATACTGCTACATGACTTTGCGCTCCAAGATTATATATTTCACTTGGTCTAACCTTCTTGATAATATTCATAACAGATATATAATCAGTCAAATCACCATAATGTAAATGTAGTTTATCTTCATTGTGAAAATCTCCATACAAATGCTCAATTCTTTGACGATTAAATGTTGAACATCTACGAACTAATCCGTGAACTTGATAACCTTTGGATAATAACAATTCAGTAAGGTATGAACCATCTTGTCCTGTTATTCCAGTAATGAGTGCTATTTTTATCATATATTTAATGAGGTCTTTTAGCTTGGTCTTTTACTATGCTTTTCAAGAGCATTGTTAAATCTCTAGCAATTAAACTACTAGTATTCTTTGTATCACCATATTTCTTTCTCAACCCTTGAATATACTCCTTTGTGGTTTCTCTTTCTTTATATTTATTCACTCTTCCTTTTTGGTACTTAACATATTCGTCGGTTTTCTTGCCACGCCATTTACCAGTTCTTTCAGTAGTTCTCATAAATTGTATTACACATTTTTGTGCTTTATCTTTTG